ATGGGACGAAGAAAAGTAAAGTTTGTACTTCCGAAATTGAATGATTGTGGAGGTGACTTAAAATTAAAATGGTATGTTGAGTATTCATACCGAGATGAAAACAACGATAAATTAGAGCGTTTTAGGGTTTATGAAGGATTTAGCATACTACCTACTACAAACGAGCGATATACTCACGCAGAAGCTATTATAACCGAAATTTCGACCAAGATACTAACAGGTTGGAATCCTTTTGATATTGATAAAGTAACTATCAATAATCACATTCAATACAATATACAATCAAGAGTTTACGGGAATAGAGAAGAAACAGAAAAGAATCTGTTTTACTATATGAATACCTATTTAGAAGAGAGACGACCTACCCTCTCTCGTAAAACTATGCAGGACTATACCTCAAAACTGAGAATGTTTCATCAATGGTTACAATCAGAAGGAAAAGGAGAGATCTACGCTCAAGAGATAACGAACGATATCATTAGTGATTATATTTTCTCTCTAATAAATAAAGGTAGGGAAAAGCATACCGTCAAAGATTCACGACAAAGGATCTCTCAAGTATTAAACTGGCTTGTAAAAAAACAGATCCTTATAAAGAATCCTATTTTCGATTTACCAGAAGCAAGGCAGCACCTCGATCATTCGGCTCAACCGATGACAAAAGCAGAAGCTTCTTATCTACTTAATTACATTAAGAAAAAAGATAAACAACTATATTTGTTTTGTTCGATGCTCTTTTATTGTGCCATTCGACCAGGTACTGAGCTGCGATTATTGAAAGTAAAAGATATCAACCTATTTAATAACTCTATTTCAATACGAATTGAGAACGGGAAAAAAGGTGAAGGTGTTGTTAATATACCTCCTAAACTGGCACAAACATTAGAAAAGATGCGTATTACTTCATGCAACCGTGAATTTTACGTGTTTGGAAAAGATGGAAAGCCCGGAGTCGATTGTTGGGGTAAAAATCATTTCAGACTCTTATTTAATAAGTATCGTGACGAGATTGGATATCCGAAAGAGTATAAATTATATAGTTGGAAATGTACGGGAGGTATTCTATTTGCGATGAGTGGTGCTCCTTTGGCTGCAATACGTGATCATTTTCGACATAAATCAACAGCTTACACAGATATTTATCTGTCAAAAAAGATTGGGAAACAAAACGACTATGTAAAACATAAGTTTCCAGAATTATAAAGGAAAAAGGAGGTTTTTAAGCCTCCTTTTTTGTGTATGGATAAAAATAACCGATTGCGATGGGTAGAAAACCCGTTTGTGTTACTTCTCGCTCTATTTTAAAACAAACAAACCTTTTGTTATTTATAATAAAATCAGACCTGATATCAATATTATCTTCTAACTCGAACAAATATTTGTAAGGTCTAGTTGTATCAATACTAATTGCTTGACTATATATGTCACGATTTAAATTTTTCAGCCTGAAAGGATCCCCTCCGACGGGACCGAAGTATCGAATTATTTTTGTTTTTTCAAAATATTCTGCCAAAGATTCCACCCATGCAATTGGAAAGGTAGCCTTTGATGTATTAGGTTCGACCAAATCAAGTTCGGACAGCCCAGTATATACAGCTAATCGCATTTTAGTATAATTTGATTTATCATCTGACAGCTCCATATCACCTTCAACTAAAGACTGAATATCAAATTCATCATCGTAACTTGGAGATCCATCATACGAAAACAATGGATCATAGTTTCCGGCAACAGGCAATTGAAGCCAATCGACAGGCTGAACATCACCTCTGTATTGTGTTGTTGTTACCATAGATGCAGGAATAATATCAAACTCGTGATCTAATTCCGTGGATTTGGGGTTGTTCATTAATGGAATGAATGAGTTTACCCGACGTGGAATAACCTCCTCTTTTCCGTTTACGGTTTTGCCTGTTCTGAAAGCAATAAAATAATCGTATTTGAGGATATTCGTGAAGATCTTTTCAAAACGTTTAGTGTCTGTATCATCCTGAACTAAATTGTACAAATGTGTTAGAGTATAATAAGTAACAATAGTGCCTCGTGCAGCAGCTTTTTCCATAATGCGTGAATCCATATTCATAAACGCATAATACTCATCACTATCCAGCGAATAACCTACATTTGCAATACGTATGTCAAGATTGTTATCTTCATCCTCTGTTATTTTCAGTTCATCAATTGTTTTTAAAGTAACCATCTCTCTATTTTTTTGAGTGTTATGGTTATAAAGCAATTGAACCTCTCTCGTGTTTGAGTTTACAACAAACACACAATCAAACTGAAATTCAATTTTTGAAAGAAAGTCATTTACAGTCCATGAGGGCAACATTTTAGCAAATTCTAATGTCTGCATACCATGCACAATATACATATTCTTCAATACTTCATGCTCTTCAATTGCATTATATATCAATTTATATCCTATTGCTGCAATAACCTCCTTTATTATAAAGCAAAAATAAGGCTGTGGAACTTGTCCCGAAAATGCAGGAAAATAATAAGGCGCTCTTTTCCCTGGTGTTATATAATCATTTATATAATATTTATTCCCAAACACACCTATAATATCTTCATAAGGCTCATAATCCGCATGATAAGGTAATAAGTGCCAATCGCGTTGTGGATATGAAAATTGTAAAGAATCTAAAACCTGTTTTGCAACATCTAGCAAATCTGACTCTGCTTCCGGATCAGGCACAAAAAGTGCAGCTTTACCTAAATTAAGATTCCTCAGATTAAGTTTACCACCTATAACAAAATTCATTTCTGAATTTCCGCTTAGTAATTGGATCATAACCTCTTTCTCTGAGATATCCATTATCTTTTCCGTACCATTCAGATAAACCCTACCATTTATAATAAGTATAGCACGGCGTTTAGTTGGAATTTCGTTATCTATATTATTACGATTGATATATTGATATACTTTTGCATTCACAGCTTTTAGCAACGAAATAGATATATCATACGTATATTGACTATCTTTTGTATAAACAGGATTCTCTTCCAATAATGGAAAAGAAAAATCTTCTTCTAATATAACCAGTTGATTATCTATATATAATTCTGTTGTCATTTGCCTCTTGATTTATTACTGATCAATCTGTTATATGTGTCCATAGCCTGCTTAATACCGCTAGGACCTGTCACACTGTTTACTGTATTGAACGGCTCATTAAGCCTTTCTTTCAATTGTCGGTTTGTTTCGGCGACATCTAGCAATACATTAACCAGGTATTCGTTTTGTTGCTGTAACTCAACTTTTGCTGCTTCATCGGCTTGACGGGGCAATTGTGCAACACGCTCCTTGTATTCTAATGCAGATGCAAAATCATGTGATCTCAAGCCCGACACTGTATTTGTTCGTTGAGCCTGATCTACGACATCGAAGACACGGCGAACATAGGGATTGTTAACTGCTTCTGCATTACCTACAAATTCGCCTTTGTGTACCAATCCGGCTACATCGTATTTGCGTCCGGGATCTGTGTACCCTCCGACCCAATAATTTGCCATTGCAGCCTCATGCTGTTTTTTAATCGCTCCTACATTTATTAGTCCGGCTGCCGTTGCCACTCCGGCGGCAATGGGTGCTAATGCAGGACCTACAATCGGGATGGCTGCCGTAGATGAATAGGCGTTGATTGCAGACTGAGCTGTTTGAGCCAATGCCATTGCTATTTGAATTTTGAAGGATCGGTTTTCACTGTCTCTATTCGCCTGTGCTAACTCCCTATCCCTTTGCTCTTCTAGCTTCTTTACTTTTTTAGAGTTATTACCGGCTGCTTTTATCTGAGCTTCATATCTTTTATTGATTGAGGCTGTTTCGGCTTCATTTGTGGCTCTTACATAGGATGAATAAGAGTTCATCAACTCTTGCAAAGATTCGAGAGCAAATTGGGTTGTTTGCAACATTCTCTCTCTTTTGGCTCTATCCTGTTCCTCCTCAAGTAAATTGTATTTCTCAATGATGGCTAACCTCATTTGCTCATACAATTCTGTATTTTGCAGGTTATCAGCAAGCGACTCATCTAAGAATGCAAGCTCCATCGCACGAGCCTCCTCAAGAGATTCAATCGTTCTCTTTTTATTGAGGCGATCTCTTACTTCTGCATTCTCTTCATAATATTTTGCTTGTTTATCAAGCGATTCTTTTTGCAATTGAAGACGTTGCTCCTCTGAGATTCCATCGATTGACATTTTCTCAGCAGTATAGCCGATATCAAGCAGTAGCAATTGACTTTTATACAACCTTTCGGATATCAAACCCTTTGCCCTGTTTTCAGCTAATAAAGATTCTTCAACGGCTTGAGCCTCTTCCAAAGCCTTTAGTTTTAGCCTAATTTCGGGTCTTTCTATCTTACTCATTTTCTCTTTATGCTGTTTTTCGAGCAATTCGAGAGCTGCGAGTTGATCAGCCGTCAATTTTTCACGGCTTACACCGAACAATCCCAATTCTTTTAATCGGGTATCGTATGCTTCCTGTTCTGCTTTGGCTGGATCTGCATTCAGGATAATTCGTTTTAAATCGGCTTGAAGTTTAATTTCTCGATCTAATATTGTATTATCAATCTCTGAAATTTGTTTTAATAAATCATCTTTTACAGCCGGATCTGAAACGGCTTTCTTTAAGAGATTGAGTTGTGTAATCCTTTTTTTATCATATTCATCTTGTGCTGCGAGTAGTTGATTATTAAATTCAAACTCTGACATCTGTTCATCATCACGAAATTTCTTTTTGATAGCTGAAATAGTATCATTATGTTCTATCTCAAGCTTTCGCATTGCATCTTTTATCCTTTTATTTTGAACGCCTACCTTTTCGGGTTTACCCGGAGGATCCACAAGAGGAGGAGGTACTTTTGCAACTTCTTTAGACAACTCTAATTCCTTAGCCTTTTCTTCTACAATTTTACGCTGAACATCAACCTTCTGATTAAGATTATTCAGTTCTACACTATCTGTAAATGCGTTATCTGTTGAAAATGGAGTGTTAGGTTTTTGTTGAACAATAGATGGAAATAATTTTGCTGCTTGTTGCTCCTCCAATATTGATAACTTAGCTTTTTCGTTCTTCAACTCATTCTCTAAATATGCAGCATTGGTTTTAAGAGACTGTAAATTCTTCTCATTCTGAGTATCTTTAGTCTCCATGTAAAGACCTGCATAGAATAGTTGTTGCTTTTCAAGATCCTCATTTTCCTTTTTTAAGTCTCTTATTGAATTTTTTCGAAGAGCTATTGCATTAGCGTATCGATCAGGGTCAATATCAGAAATTTCACTTTCTAGTTTTTTAATTTCATCCAAATTATCAACTATTGATGCCCCTATTTCATCCACTTTGGCTTGAGAAGCTTTAGCTCTCGCATTTTTCAATAGAGCAACCGTATAAGCTTCCACCGATTTAGTTGCCTCTTGAGTATTAATATTTTCTAAACTTAGGTTACCTAAATATTCGGGAGATATTTCATTGAGACGTTTTATTGCCTTCAATCTCTCTTCTTTACTTACCTTTTCGTTTTTAGCAACTCGTAATAACAGATCTAATTCATTTTTTTCACCTATAATTGACTTCTGAGCCTCTTTATGAACATCATTCAATAACTTAGCCGTAGATGCAGCCTCTTTTGAATTTACTGAGAGTACAAATATTCCGGCTGCTAATGCTGCGATAACTGCTGTCAATATCACTAAAGGATTCGTCAAACCTGTTACGGCTGCAAATGCTAACATTGCTCCTCTTGCTTTCGCAACTTGTCCTGTTAGTGTGTAATATGCAACTTGAAGAGCATAGATAGTACCACGCAAAAGAATCATTATTGCATTTTGAGCTTGCAAGGCTCTATAATGTAAAGTCTCAATGATAGTCCACTTTCCAGTTAATGCAGTCATTAATTTAACAGCAACCATGTAAGTTCCTACTGTTACAACTAAGCTTGTAATTGCTTTACCATACTTGATAAAGAAGTCAATAACAGAAGGTAATATCTTTACTAAATAGGTCATTCCGTTTGTTGATTTGATCAACGCCGGACTTAATCGTTCGCCAAGTTCTAAAGAAGCATCATAAAATGCTTTACGTCCTTTTTCAAGTGTCGCTTTTAGGTTATTATTCTTGATTTCGTACTCTTGAGTAATTGATGTTCCTTCTGCAAAAGCTTTATTAGATATTTCTTGAGCAACATTTACTTTATCAATATTGGTTGCCAAAGCCGAAAGTACACCTACTGCACGTGCACCATCCAGCCCCATATCCTTGAACATAGGTATGAGCTGCTGAAAACCGCCTTTCTGAGAAAGAGCAGTTAATACCTCCTTTATCGCTGCGTTGGTATCTTCTTTTAGTAGTTTGTTGAATTTAGTAATTTCAAGACCTGCAATTTTCGCGAATTTAGCAGGATCACCCATCAACTTCATAATGAAGTTCTGAACGGCTGTGGCTGACATTTCAACGGCTTGTCCCGACTGATCAAGAGCAGAAGCATAACCTAAAATGTTTTGAATAGATATTCCTGCTTGAGCTGCTACCCCACCCAATCGTTGTGCAAAGTCAACCATATAAGATTCCGAAGCAGTTGAACTGGCTCCAAGTTCATTGATCGCTGAACCAATTGCAAGCATACGCCCTCTCAAATCTAACTTATCAAGTTCTTTTGTGGATCGGGCAAAAACATCGGATATTTTTCCGATATCCTTCATTGCTCCTTCTCCAAGATCTTCACCGAGTGATACATCAATTTGATTTGCTGCTACAACAAAATCAAGAATATCCTTTTTAGAGGTTTTACCGAGTTTTCCGGCATCACGAGCTAATAGATTTAATTGCTCGCGAGTAGTCCGGGTATCCATTTTCTTAAATTCCTCATTCAGATCTACAACCTGATCACGTGTGAATCCTGTTGTTTTCATTACATCAGAATACACATCATCCATCTTTGCAACTTCTTCTGCCATTTTACGAAAAGCAAAAGATAATCCCGTGACGGATGCCAATACAGCAGTAACAACACCGAAATATTTATTAAACCCGTCTGTCATTTTCGACCAACGAGATTGTGTTACCTGACTTTCTGCATTGATTTTTCCGAGTTCGGATCTTACGGCTTTTATCTTGCGTTGCAACTCATCCCATTCCTTAGAGCCACGAGCAACTTTTCCCGAATTGAGTTCTTTATTTAGTTGGGTGAGTGCTTTCTTAAGATCATTAGGACCCGATGTTGAAAGGTTATTCATTACCTTATTCACATCGAATGAGGAACGGATAATGTTTCTCATTTCCCTATTGACCTGCTGTAATGCTTTATTTGATTTATCGAATGCCTTTTTATCTCCGGCTTTGGAAGCTTCGACCATTCTGTCGCGGTACTCCCTTGCTAGAACTTCGAGTTTAGAGAGTTCCTGTTCGGCTGATTGACCGTCAACGGTTACTCGTGTTTGAGCCTGATTTACTATATTCGCCATTTCCAATGTATTTTGAGCGAAAATAGCAGGAGAGAGAATGGCTAGAAAAGACATAAAAAAGCCCGAATCTCACGACTCAGGCATTTCTCAATAGTTATAATAACAAAAATAGCATTCTAATACATCCAAGCTACTTGAGTTGGCAAATTCGATCCGGCTCCAATATGGATATAGGTTTTAGCTATACCTATACGTTTTATACCCAGTTTATAAGCAGCTCTTAGAATCTTAAATCGATTTGTTGAGTCATTGCATCTAATATCAACAGCTTTTGCTTGAGGGTGATCACCTGATCCGCTTCTACCTTTCGACTTCTCCCATGCAGGAGAACGATAAGCACAATTTAATACTAAGGGTATTCCTGCTCCTTCTCTGAGAGCATCTAAGAGATTCATAAACTCTTGATCCATGTCCTGTAACGAACACGAAGGTGTACACTTTTGGAACTCTTCTTCTTTAAAATATTTACTTGTTATCATCTTGTTTACCAAATATGAAGTTATATAATTCAGGCATTCTCTTCACTATTTGCAATCCAAACCAGTGGTATAAAAACGCAAAGACTCTATTTGTTGGGAAAAGAATACATATATTTCTGAGGGTATTACTCACATAGAAAGCAAGAAATATATAGGTTAGTGTTTTAACGAAAAACAGCGATTCATCTACGTCTCCCATTCTGTCACCAATAACGAAGGTACTTGCTATAATAGATAAATACATAGCTAAGAAAATCAATGATAGTAAGACTTTCTTGAGTCTTATTCGATCATCATTACGAAAGATATCAACAAGTATTCCTGCTGCGATATCTGCCAAGAAAACGAGTCCTAATATTATCATTGGATTCCACACGGGTTCCAGATATGAGATTATTGCACCAATAATCCCGACAAAAAACAATTTAATTATATCCATATTATTAGTTAATATTTAGATTTATCATAAATCACACTGATAGATTTACGCTCTCTTTGATCATATGCAACATCTGAACCTAGCCTCACAAGACTGACCGTTTTATCGTCAAGATTAATACCGACGGCATTTATACAGTCTTGTGATTGAGTACCTTCAAGTCGCGGAGTATCAGAAAATTTATCTTCCATTTTTGTGCATGAGACTGTACAACTTAGCTGTGTCGTATTCTCTATAAAACCAAATTTATCATAATGCTCGTGTCCAGTAAAGTAGCATATAAACTCCTGCTTTCCCGTAAATGTGACATTCACAACGTTAGCAGGCAAATCGGCAGATGATGTTGTATATGTTTTATTTAATGATGTGCCTTGCTTCCAAGCTTCGACAATATCTCTAACGGGGTTCTCTCCATTTTGATAAAATGTGTACACTATTGTTTCTGTTGTATTATCAAAGAAATTATTTACGCCTGTAATAACTTCTCCCGAAGGTCTTTTGAGTCCTGTTCCAATAATTTTGCCCGCGGGCTGATGTGTTACGATAATGGCTTTTGTTGTAGCTTTCAAGGTGTTGATCAACCACAATAGTTGTGTATCGGTTAGATAACTATTGCTAGTACCCGATTTCTGACTTTCATATTCATCTATAAATATGAATCGTACTCCTTCTATATCTTTATAATAGTAGTTTTTCGAAGACGAGGCTAAGCCCCATTTCGCCCAGAATGGCTGCATAAACTTTACATTTGCTGCTGCTGTTGTACCATTTTGCAGATCGTGATTTCCGAGACAATGATAAACTGTCTTAAGAGAAGGCAAAGCTATATCTTGATATGTTTGAAAATCATCAACTATTGTACTAGCTACAATATCACCGCAATTTATTCCAAACGGAATTGTAGAATATTGGTTAATTGCTTCAAATACTCTTCTTATTTGTTCTTTTTGTCCGTGAGGGTCGCTGAATTGAATAAAGCTGAATATATTATTTTTAACAGGGTTTGCGAGTCCTCCAATTTTTTTTGACAATGCTTGCACTGCTACTTCTTTTGTCTTATTAAGACCCCTTACCGAAGAATCGTTAATAACAGTTCCACCGCCTGTATTGCCGCCTTCTTCTAAAATAGCAGAAGTAGCTATAACGCCTACACAAAGATCACGCGTCAGGCTAAATCCGGGATTTGTTCCGTAAAATGCATACCCACCCGCAACGGGATTGGCTCTTGTTGTATTGACCAAAAATTCGGCTGAATTGCTAGGTTCTCCGATTCCGAGAAACTCTGTTCCTGCTAGTGTTATCTCGTTTGGGAATGTTAATATTTGATCTCCTAGAGTCGTTATTGACAGGTTGAACGAAGAAATAACCGTTCTTGGATTAGGTATTCCTGTTGCAACGCTGATCGTGAGCGTGCCTATTCTACTAACATTTAATCTGATTCGATTAATAGGCACACCTCTCAATACACTTTGTTCTAAGTAATAAAAGGCATATCCTCTTGAGGATACAGTACCCGAATCGGAAAAAGGAATAAGTTCTGTTAAACGCTTAGAGCTGCCTACATCTTGCCAACTGTCATCTAATAGATAGCTTGTCAAAGCTGCCCCTATAAATAGCTCTGTTACCCATCCTGTTTGAAGTTTATAAGATAAAATTTGCCCTATTCCTCTTTGAGCTGCAGGTACTGCACCTCTAGCCGTTTTTCTGTCAATATAGGTTAATGTAGTCGCTTGTGTCACATTATAAATGACTTTTTTATCTACCTTTCCAGACACGTCAATTTCAGGTATCGTTCCACCCTCAGTACGAACAACTGTATAAGTTTTGCCTCCAATTGTTTTAGTTTCGTCTGCTTTTTTGTCTAATTCAACTTTTAAACCAGCCGTTGAAATAACTTCATTTGTTTTATTTGTAACAGTTTGAACAATCTTTATCGCAACTGAGGCTACATATTCTTTAACCCAAATTATTGCATTCAGCATCCACGAACCAATTCTGATAGCTGTATTAGCTTTAGGAAACACTTCATCACGTATCTCCTGTGCATCCTTTATTAATTCATTCTCATCAATCATATCTAATTTGTATGTTTCGTTTTACACTTAGGACAATAAAATACGTTGCACCTCACACAGTAAATGAAACCGCAACAGGTACAAGCTATCTCTTCACAATGATTTGCCATTTCTTTTTTGTGCTAAGTAAATAATGAATGAAGGATGGAGAAAAGACAAAAAAAGGAACGATTATTTCGTTCCTTCAATTACCTGCTGTATAACGTGTGTAAAGTCTTTACCGCTCATATCAGCCATCTTTTCGGCTAATTTCATGCAGTAATAATAATATTTTTTGTTTAACCAAGGTCGTGGCACTCTATCGGGATGGAAACCTAAATCTCCGCTATTCCCTTTTGAAACTTCCCTACCTGTTCCTCGTTCTACGAAAATACCATACTCATTAAAAGTGTGCTCAATTACTTCTTTAAAAGTCCCCATGTGTTTTATAGGAGAAGCATGAACCGATTCAACTAAACTACCAGTATCAAACACCTTATAAGCTGCTAGTTTTTCAACCCAAATATTCACCATCACTTGTGACCATGAGCGAAGATATGCTTCTCTATCTTTGTTATTCGTCATACCATTGTGATTTATCGTAGCATAAATTCGTAGGTTCATCAACACTAAACATAAAATATATTCCTGTACATCCTGCTATCGCATGACCATCTAATTCATAATAAGGAATACGATCTGTATCGAAAAAAATTTGGTCATTAATAAATACATTTCGATCTTTCACTAATTGAGTACAAATCAATGTGAATATATCTCGACATTCCTGCATCGCAGTTGTTTGTTGTACCATGCTCCCTAAAGTGAATTTCTTGAGAACGAATATTACGAACATTCTTCGACTAAAATATCCACCTCCTTTCTTATATACGTACCCATCTTGTGTATCATCTAATACAAAGTATGCAGGATCTGATCTCAAATTAGCGACAACACCTTCCATACTAGATAACCCAGTACTCTTGCAAAACCTATATTTGCCGTCCTTAGTTTTTTTAAGCCGGGTATTAATTTCTTTAAAATATGCTGTTGCGTCAAATTTCATTTCTTCATTTTGTTTAGTCGATTTTGAATTTCTTTATTCTCTTTGGTGATGCTATCTAACCTTGAGAACGCATCCCAAACATCACGATCTAATAACTGATCATTCTTAGTTATGTCACCTAGATTTAAAGCCTGTAACATATTATCGATATACTCTCTCATATTTGGAGGAGTAATATTTACTTGTGTTTCTGTATGCTCTAATCTCTGAAAGAAGTTCTTAAACTCTTTAGATAGTCTATCTTTCAGTCCTGAATAATAAATAAAGACTGTAAACCGTTTTACGATTGACAGTTTTCGAAACTTCTTACTTCGTTTATTAATCTTATTGATATCGAATTTGCGAGCATCGCAATAAATAACAGCACATAAGCAATTCAAATAATATTCATCTTTTGTAAATAGATATGCCTGATAATAGTTTTCAGCATTAAACCACTGTCGGAACGACACTCCTTTGAACAAGGGCTGGACATGTTTTTGTCCGGCCAACTTGGGCAAAGGATTTACTTCTGTAATTCCATCTGTTAGGAAAGAAAGCTTTTTGCTAAAAAATAACACTTCAAATTCCTGTAATATAAACTTTCCTTTTTTCACTTTGCAAAGCCATTCTTCTCTATTAAAGACTTTCAAGACTTTGATACCCGAAAAGAAGAAGAAACATTTACTTTGAATCTCTGTCAATGTATTATCATTGATCATAAGAGTTGAAATATAGAGGAGTTGCTTCTCTGTTAATTCTTTCCACGATTTTGGTAATTTAATATCAACTTCGGGCAATAACCTTGCTTTTTTCTTTTGCACATACGCATAAAGAACAAAAACGACTAACCACAATATGGCTGATCCTAGTATGATTACAAATATATAAGCTGCTGTTTTCATGGGTTAAACATAAATGTTTGATCTGTTTTTTGATTCACATAATTCTCAGATGTTTTTATTTTATATGCCTGAGAAGTCATAAATGTTGTATAATTATCCTTATCGGCAATCATCTGATTCACTATTGTTCCCAATAATTCCTTGCCTTGATTTACTTTTTCTTTTGAGTACAAGCCTAGAACGACCTGTAATTTATAAAATACATCTTCATCGTATTTAGTCAACTTGTCTGAACGTCTGTTTTCAATAAGTTCTTTCATGTATTCAAAACTGACAGTATTAGACATATCACCCTGATAGGAAATAAGCAAAGGGTAAAGCTCATCTAAGGTGTTACGAGATGCATTACTCCGTCCAAAACGCCTTAGATCTCCGGCTGTTATAAACAGACAGTTTGTATAGCGTTCAAAATGTACGCTTTTCTTCCATTCTTCTCGAAACATATTATCAGTACCCGATAATAAAAGAATAATTAAAGCATCAGTTGATTCACTTAATCGCAATTTCACCCAATCAAGCAAACGCTCTACACGCTCTTTCGAAGCTGGTGCGATATTATTAGTAGATGAAACAACCGCAAAACCGTTAGGAGTAGATATCAGATCGACAAAAGGAATACACAAGTAATAAGCATTTATAGCGACTATTCGCTTAAGTGCATCTTGAATAGTTGTATTTGTTGATGCTATGATTGCATCAAACAAATCTGATCCTATTATTTCGTTTATGATCTTCGTCTCCGATTCTTCAAGAAAAGGTTTTAGGGTATCCATGTCCGACAGTTCTTCATCGGGATTGAACCTCTGAGCAGTTGGAATAAAACTCACAAAAGTTTTTATATCATTTATTAGCATATCATTGGTTGTTATCGGGTTCGCGTAATGTTTTCTCTTCTGCATCGCCCCCTGTTGACAAAACAGTTAGCGTAATAACTGGGATATCAAATTTCAGATCATCGTATTTATTAAATTCTTTGATCACGTGATAAGGAGTGAGGAGGATATCGTGATATGGTTTCTCAAGAGATTGTTTTATAGTAAACAATTCTCGTTGCACAGATCCTGAATAGCTACCTTGACCTTTACCCGGATACGCTCCGATCATACCCGGATGAACACCCATCGCATAACATAGCATATTACTAGCTTCTGCTGAATCTTCGATCAGATCTCCACCCTCTTTTTTTGTATCCACAAGTGATATTGTCACCATGCTATGTGTATTACCATCAGGATCTACATAGCAACCTGTAACCAAAACCTTATTTGCATTATCAATACCTCCCAAAAAGTCACGTATATTCTCAAGTTCTTTGATACGTCTCTTTTTTTGTTCTTCTTTATCTGTTATTACCTCGGTTTTAAAAATCTCTTCCCAATATCTACTATTTATTTCTACTTTGTATTTCACTTTAGCAGACTTTATAATATCAAATTTTCTCTTTGGGATAATACGTTTATACTTATACCAACCCGAATTAAACACCGAATACCAGGGAGCGAATGGATAATACTTTTTGCCAACTGTCGGAAATAGATTTACGATTGCAAATTTCCGAGCAGTGGTCATTTCTTGTATCTCTCCATTCTCATTCGGGATCCTGCCAAATCGAACCTCAAGATCCCCAATAGGATCATAGTAATCTAAAACAGGAATAACTTCCAGTTCGTCGACAGTTGGTGTTTTATCTTCAAAATCCCCATAAAAAAGATGTTCAATTTGTCCTGTTCTAGGATTGCACGATTCAAAACGACAATGGATTGCTTCTTTGTGTCTTAGTTTTGTTATTTTCGAACCTTCTTTATTAACTATAACCAAAGAAACTGTAAATAGAAAATACTTCATATCAGCTACCTGATCAAGAAGATATTTAACTGGATTATTATATTTGAAGAATTTAATAATATCTTCATTTCTTACCTTTTCATCATTATCTCTCCTATATCTTAAGCCGGATGCATAACAGGTCAAAGCATTGAAATGATTGTTTTGCGATAATACTTCATCATCTTCAACAGCTTTTACAATCTTGTAAGGGCGTTGATTATCGTCACCCCACGACACATAACCTCTATAATTTTCATCTACTTTTACAGGCGTAGGACTAATATCATCACCTATGATACTATCTATTTCACTAATATCAATAGTGTTCACAAAAGCAACTGAATCTCCGAGATTCAGCACTGCTGACACTTCATCCAATAATTCTACATTTCTCATAATATCACCTCTTTATTATTTACTTCAAAAATCAGTAAAGCCTTTATTGTTCTTTTTTCTCCCGAAACAAGAAATGTAAGATTGAATGTATTTTTCTCATAATTACTTGAGGTGCAAACAAGGTCTTTACATTCCATTATAGAGCCATCTTTTTTCCAACATTTCAGACTACCAATTTCAGCATGAGAATTAAGCAGTTTTCTAACATCATTTATATGTATATATTCTCTTGTCATTTATCAATTTAATTAAATGTATAATCAAACGAATCATCATGGATCCTCAAAGAATCTTCTTTAAAGTCAACTACAACCTGATTGCGTTGTGATAACCTATATTTAAATTCATGTGATGGGAGTTCCGATTGCAACGAGCTGCGTTTAACAGTTGCATCCGTGATAGTTATTTCTTTCCAGAAAGTTTTATTCCTTGCTATATAAACATTTTCCGAGTTATATAGATCTTCAATCCAATTGGCTGTATTTTGATCTAAAACTCCCGTGTTGGCAGTATATTCTCTAAGAGCCTCAATATGATATTTCTTAAATTTACCTTGCATATAACCAAGCTCATTCGAGTATTTATTTTCACGATTCATAGATCCCATGACAGCGAAAGATTCCGATACACCGAAATTGTTTACAAATATCAATTCTAAAACAGAAGGGCGTGAATAGCCGTCAATGAGAAAAGTTGCCGTTCTATTATCGGCAATAACAGCAAACTTTACTAGATCGTGATCTGCTTTTTCATAAGCCGAAAGATGAATAGCCATTCCGACAGTTCTATCAATAACATCTAAATCTGCTAATTCTCCGCTCGAATTACTGTAATTCCCGTTCAGATCTCTGTAACGTGCTGCATATTTAACCAATGTTGGTTTAGTCACATACAGCGATAAAAATTGCACACTATCAATCTGTACAGTTTTGTCACCTTGCATAAGAGTCAAAAAATGACTTTCTACAAATTGAGCAGCACTAATATTAATCTCTGCACGTGATAATATAACTTTGCTTGTATAAGTGAGTGTATTTTCTTTATTAGAGAAATGAAAACGGAACTCATTAAAAGAGCCACCCGAAATATTTGAGGCTATAATTTCAGATAAACCAAGAATATAGATTTTCAGATCATTATCCGGAACATATGTTTCTCTGAGAATTTCAATATATTCGTTTGTTGCGAGTTTCCTTGACAAAACAAAGGTGACATCACTTTCTACAACACCCAAAACGATTTCTTGAAAGTTGCTAGAAAAAGCAAATTGAGGTATATAGCTTTCTACATTCATCGCTCAAAAAGTTTAATCCCCAATCCTAGAATCGGTAATTTATTCACTGCATCATATCCGGCTGATATCATTAGATTTTTATGTGTGCCTGATACCGACATTACACCTCTTGAATCTACATTCAAATACAATCTGTTTTTAGCAGATTGAGTAATCTTTGGATAAGCATAAGTGTAATTAACCTTACGTGCCAACAAAGCATTTTCGCTCACTGTATCTGTCACTGAAACTACTAACACCCCATTGTTGATTAATGTATCTTTATAAACTCTTTTCAAAAAGTAATCAGATATAACTTTAGCCGTATCGACATCAACGGGAGGAATAGTTCGAATTACATCAACTGGATAAGGGACACGTTTAATTACTGAATCGGTAATTACAATAGTATCTATCCTAACAGTTTCCATATCGGGCAATTCACTTATATACTCTCTATGTAGGTTATAACCAGCAATAAAACCGATAACAAAACCAATAATCAGGAGCCAATATTTATTCATAATCTTCATTTGAATTATATAAATTCAAAGAAAATCAAGAATCGATGCACAACAAAAGACAAAAAAAGCCCCTCATTACTGAGAGGCTGATCATTGTTGTTATTCTTTTAGAGCTTTTTCATTGCTTAGTTTCATAAGCCAAACAGGCTTTGTGTCATCAAACCCAATTTTATAGCTAAACTTTGCCATTATTTGGGTTACTTCTTGTATTGTATATGATTCCATTTCAGAGAGTTCATATACTATCTGTTCACTCGATTTTCGTATAGTTGCGTCCACTTCGGTAGCTTGAAGAAATTGACCAATGTACCGACTAAAAATAATTTTCTTTACTTCATCCATCTTTTCGAATATTTGTGTTAGAAATATCAATCATTATTTCTTTTAGAAATTGCAGGTCCTCCATGCGATCCAAAATCACATCACTACTTTCTTGCATATGTTTTCTTTGTTCCAAGATAAGCTTTATAAGGTCGTCGAAAATAGGGAGTACTGTACCTGAGTTTTCTTGAATATACTTTACTTGAGTGATAACGTTTGGATTAATAATTGCACCATCGATTGAATGTTCCATGATTAAATTGGTTTTGATTTGTTTTGTTTAATTAGATTTTGCCATTAACGAACATTTTAGTTCGATATCTGGCGAATCTATATGAACATTCAAATAACCAGGTATATTGGTCATATCACATTTATATCTCTTTTCTTGAAGTTGCATAGAGGTTACACCTCTCTCTAATAATTTAGGATCATTAGGATTGAATATTTCAGCAAAACGAAGTAAGGCTTCATAGACTCCTTGTGTAGATTGTTGTGTAATAACACGAACAGGTTGATTTAATTTTTTCATTGTAGAATTGGTTTAGCTATTAAGACAGAAAAAAACGGCTGTCATATCCCGTGTCGCTAAACCAATTCTACTAACGAGCGAACTCGGAAATAAAAAAGTGGGAAAATGAACAACCGTTCTATATTTTAGATATAGGCATAAAAAAAGCCTATAAAGACAGGCGAACATAATATTCGCTCATTGTATAATTGGTTTAGCACTGCAAATATGAGAAGAATATTTGAAATAACACCAACTTAAAACAAAAAAAAGCGAGTACACCTCGCTTTCCTTACCTTAAATATTATTTCCATATTGTATAAACATCATCTTTTATTGATAGTTTATACATTTGAAGTGTATAACCTTGCGCCTTGTCATTCAATGGTTTTCCTGTATATGGATCGAAAACACCCTTACATAGTCCACAAGCCCATGCAAATCCGCGAGTCACAATACTCTCTGGGGTCTGAGGGTAAGATGATGGATATAAATAAATGCTATTTTTAGAATGATCTACTTTTACATTAGGACAAGATTTGGAAGAAGCAGGATAATAACCATTCTTAACGAAATAGATATCCGTATTTACTATTATTCCATATTTCGTTGATAAATATTCATCAGTATTTTTAACTTCAGTTCCTTTAAACTCTCCAATTTTCGCCAACGAGTCATTTTCATCATCTTTTGAACAGCCTGATAAGAGGAAAACAGCACAAAATATAAATAGAATTTTTCTCATTACTGCATAGTTTTAATAAAGTATAGTCTATTTTACAGACTGTAAAGATATAAAAAAAAGCAACAAACTAAATTTGCAGCTTCACTCTTTAGTATTATTTAAAAAACCTGTAACATCAATCAAGATGTACAGATTTACTCTAAAAACTTCCTTATGTACCACAGCGTAGCAAGGTACTTTTGCGTTTCTTTGCTACTTTCTTGCCGCGTAACGCAAGAAAGTAGCCGCCGCCATGGGTAAGCCATTACCCATGTAGCGACATTAGTAGATATTTAATCTATTATAATTCGAATCTTTCTTTCAATAACTCCATCATTGCGACATTTTGAGGTAGTAAATTTGGTATTTCTGCCTTTTCGGGTTTATATAACTCGGTAGCAATATTGTATAAATCCCACAACGTAGAAGCTTGACCGTTCAAATGACGAATTAAATATTCCTCTGAGTACTGAGATATTTGTCCCTGTGTCAATGGGTATTGTTTTATATTACTAGATAAGTCCTTATTTCCGCTATCCTTTGCCACTCGCAAGCAAGTTAATAAACCTATAAATTGATAAGCGTCATTTTGTGAACATCTAATTTGTTTCATTTTCTCAATGATACGAAGATCGTTTTCTCTGTACTCGAAAAAGTTATCAAGCCAATTTTTTACAGTTGCAAACATTTCGTCATTCGTTACTCCGTCTTTTCCGTAATTGTAGGCGGTGCGTTCCTTAGACAAAATACATTGATTGTGACAAATTTTGACATTAGGACCGAAGCCGATTTGCACTCCGTCTTGATGGTAAGCGATTGCAATAGTAGTATTCATTTCCGAGTTTTCACCGTCATTTATTTTGATCGTTGTAAAAACACGTCTCAAAATATGGGCTTCAACTGAATTATCGCCTTTTATTTGTTCGATTTGTGGCAAAACAGATACACCAGGATGTTGACTACTTTTGTTCTGAGCTGCGAAGATTTCTTCAAGTTCATAGTTTAAGCCGCTGTTATTGCAGATATTTAAAACATTTTCAATCACTTGATAATGATATAAACCCTTCAAAGGATTACCAAAAACATCGTTTTCTTTGTGCGTTACTTTCAATGTTTCAAAGTCTAAAATCTGTGTTTTATTTTCTTTAAAATTAAACTTCCTGTAATTATTCGTTATATCTAATGTGATCATAATAAGCAATCTATTTGATTTAAAAATTCTGTTAACTGACTATCTATTATAGTTTCTGAAATGGGGGTTTCTTGTGGCTTTTCTTCCGTTTTTGGTTCTTCGGTTATAGTTGAAACTTTATTTTTTGCGTGTAAATCTACTTTGTGAATATAGGGTACTTTGTATTTGGGATGGGGTTTTACTTCCCATTCTGCCCACTTTTCAAGACTTAATGTATTCATGTGTTCAACTGTACCATACAAGCCGTTTAAACAAAGATTTATAAGTGTCATTTGGCAGCATTGATAACTAATATCCATACCAGAATATAGGTTATACTTTCTTAGTTTAGCTGTTGCAAGAAACAAACGACCTGAACCACAACACGGGTCATTAATAGTGATAAATGGAGGAGGCGGTGTTAACTCTGCCATAAGATCACAGATATGAGGCGGTGTAAAAAATTGCCCTGCTTGCTTACTGCTTGAACACTCCATAAAATAGTCACCTAAACAGTCTATTAGTCCTTCTCCGTTGTTATCCATCTCTATGACAAGACTTGCAAAAGCTTCGGAAAACATCAACATTTCGTCTTTGTCGTATGATTTAGCCGTCTGTAAGTATAGTTCCTCTTGTTCTTGCATTGATAAAGCACACACGGCGAAAGTTAGAAAATCACTAAAAGCGTTACTTCGCCCGACCTTTCGCCCTGTTAGCTCAATACATTCTATAAAACTTTTCATGCTGTTAACAATTCGAGTTCAAAATCATCTATAAACTTTTTGATAGATGGGTTTCTCTGCTCTAACGCTTGAATCTTTTCAGTCTCTTTGTTTTTACTGATTATGATTTGATTTTCAGAAAAAGAAACGTTGATTATATCTCCCACTTTAAACCCTATTTTTAGGAGCTGTTCCCCCATCAATTTGATAAGTGGTTCACTGTTTTCGTTAGTTACTTGCTGTATCATATTTCACCTCCCTTTTTTTAACTTGCAATTGAGAGAATACAAAGCAGATCGGGTTAAATTTATAACTGTCTGTTGCTGCGTTTTCGTCTGTGTTGGGGCGTGTTTTCTTCTTTCCCCACAATAGTAGTGCGTGTTCGCCTTTTATGACGCTGTACCCTGCTTTATTCCATTCTGAGAGGGTTTTAAGTTCTGTATGTCCTTGTTTGGAGTACAAAGCTTTCAAGCCTTGGTTTATATTCTCGATCGTGCCTTTTTCCACTTTCTTTTTTAGAGGCTTAGACAACTTTTTTAGCTTTTCTCTTTTTTCTTGTAATGTGGTTAACTGGTTCTCTGTCGCTGGTTTGCGGTTTCTAAATGAATTTGAGAATATTATTTTTTGCTCTGTTGCTTGAATTGTAACATTTTCCATATCTTTGTATTGCATTTGAATTGAATATTTAATATTTGATTTAAAATTAAGCCTTGCTTGGTTGCTGCCTTGCAAGGCTTTTCATTTTTTTTTAGGCTGCACCGAAAAAGATTTCTTTCATTTTTTCCTCTACCGTAATTTGTGCATCTTTAAAATCAGCATCCCAAGACTCCAACACTTTAGCAATAGTTCGGCGACTAGGACTTTTGAACTCCAAACCGTTTGCATCCCGAATAATAATTATAGCATTACTATCATCATGTGATATTGTAAACTTGCTTAAATCGGCTCTTTTCTTTAATAAATTTGTATGCTTTTCTTGAAGAGAAAACAGATTATTTGCACATACTTTCAATTCTTCGATTGTCGGAACTCGTTTTTCTTCCTCTTGATGGGTGGTAACTTCTTTAGTCTCTGCTTGTGTCGCTGCAATCTCGTTATTTTCGGGGGTTGCAACTTCTTGGGTTTGGTTCTCTTGTGTTGAAACTGAGGTTTCGGCTGCGGTTTCTTGTAGTTTTTCTTCCGTTGGTTGGTCTACTGCCAAAGGTGTAATTTCTTCCGCATCTTTAGGATTGAATTTTTTACCAGTGTTTACTGTATTAGCTTTTACAGATAACACACTTTTTCTCCCTGCCACGTTGGCTGTTCTTGACTTGTTCATTGCATTTGAATTTTAAATTTTAATACTTAATTATCTTAAGGTCTTGGTATTGCTGTACCATTTCCTTAATACAAATATACGAAAAATATCTTTACAAACAAACTTTAAACACCTACAAAACAACACATTAGATGCATACCATATGCAAACGCTACTACACAATCAACACAATCCTCACTATTGATTTTAAATTATTTTTTTCACTTTTCAATTGCCTAACAGAAAATAAGGCTTTAAAAATCGCTATATCAAGCCATTACCAAGACAATATGTAAATTAAAGTTAAACTTTATTTAGCTTTTCCGATTTATAAACACCTACATACTTGATTATTAGCATTTTTTCTCTCTTGTTTTTGGCAAAAACAAGTAGTAACAGTCTGTTGACCCTGCCTCGCCCTGTCAGATTCTTGTAATTACCCCCTCGGTATACTACCTTATGTTAAAATTAACATTTTAATTTAACATTTTCATTTAACATTTAAAATTAACATTCGTCGCTCACACTAGCACTCAAACACTTGATATACTGAACGTTTACACCATTACCAAAGACAAAAAAAGCGCTAACGAACTTAATCGTTACCGCCTACAATATCATTGATTACCTGATTACCCAGTCCATGAGCCACCCATACCCGAACTAAATGAATCAGCAGGATATCTGTTCATCCCAATGACCAGTGTGTCCCAGGCATCCGTCCCATCAGTCCGGTACTCAAGCTTATCCTCTTCTGTTTCGGCTAATTTCTCTCCCGATTTATCTTTACTAAAACCATTCGGACCATTCCGTGTTCCGGTGTTCTCTATTGAAACTATAAGTTCTTCGTTATTCTCTTGATTCAATAAAGGAGTCAAGCCACCTTCGACTTGACCTTTTAATAAACGATTGATAAGCAAATGCTTCTCGTGATGCTTCATTGGTTGACCGATGTAAGCCATAGTAACCTCCCAACCATTTAAGAGAAAGGTGCGTTCTGCTACTATTGCAAAGCTATCATCATTAACTGCGTAGTTAGATCCAAGTGCTGTTGAATCGTAGTAATACACTACATGTTTCTTAAGATGAAACCTATAATAATGACAGAAGTCATTTATAACCTCTTCAAGTTTACGCTCATACTTAACATAGAAACTTTTGATAGTGTTGATAAACCTACCTTCACGTTGTCCGGCTACTAACCAATTGATATTCGAGTTATAGTCCATTGCCACGCATATAGGCTCGAAAGGCAGAACGTCTGCATCTTGTAGTGAACTGTTGTCCTGTACCTTTTTCAGATTATAATCAAGCCCTTGAAGGTAATCGTTATTATTACGAGTGTAGTAGTGTATTCTACTATTCAATGCTGCATAGAAGCCATCTTTAAGAGTTCCTAATCGTTTGCAAAGAATAGATGTTTGAAAAACAATTGGGGGTAAATCCCTTTTCATTTGTTTTATATAATCTTCTCCTAGAACTAATAGGTTCTCAATGCTTGACCATTCGCCATAATTAACAGCCACTTTACGCAACTGAGAAAGCGTCTTAGCTAATGTTTTATAATAAGAGGGTAGATATTTAGGAACCGATTCATTCAGCCTCTTAGCCTCTCTAAATCGCTCCTCAATCTTCCACAATTCATAGATGACCCCGTGAATAGTTTCAATTAATTCTAAGTCCATCTTATCCTTATAACCGAGAAACCAAGAACCTCTTTTTGTTGTCGGCATATCAGATATAATAAGCATTCCGTGATGGTAGGGAATATGTCCAAAGTGCGAACGAATACCACCATTAGCAGGAAAAGTTTCATCCTTTAGCTTTTCAAAATCTAAGAATTTAGCTTCATCACAAAGAATCCAATCAAGCGTTAATGAGTTTGAAGATCCAATTATATCCTGCGAAATAAAATAAACAATAGATCCATTATACCAATACATGACATGTTCATAATTGGCAGGTTCTATTATAGGCTTAGCAAAACCTAGCGATTTCGGAGGCTTCTTCCCTAATACATAATGCAGATCTCGCTTGAATCCGAACGCTTCTAAGCCTTTTAAAGTACCGGGCAGTGTATTTGTTAATCCACGTTTATAAGATGGAAAAACAAAAGCACCTGAACTTCTAGGCATCTGTTGTATATTTCGCAAAACAAAAGGAGAAGCAATACCATGAGTTTTACCAATACGCCTACCACCTACAAAAACAGTTGTATGAGCACTGGTGTACATGACCTGTTGTTGTGGCGGATTAAAATATATTTTATTCGCCATAACTTTGTATTTCTTTTAATAATTCGGGGTTAATACCTATTTCCTCAAAGTCTACATATTCAATATCAGCTTCATATTTCTTTTTCATAGCTGCTATTCGTTCTTGAATATTTGAAATGGGTTTGATACCTATTACGCTCGGATCAGAAGTAGGAACAAACTGTTGTGGTATAATTTCATCCCACGGAAATTCTAAGGCATCTTCTTTATCTAATTGATTGTATTTAGCATATTTATCACCTGCCATAATCATGGCAATAGGATTTTTTTTGATACGAGCCAAGTCCAAAGCCTCCATGAAAATGGCATTGACTTTGAAACGGTGAAATGCTTTAGAGGCTGCGTTTATATCACCTAACAACTGTTTAGTGATCTTTATATCCTCATAAGCTTCTGATTGTGATATACCGAACATGGAGACTAACGTGTCTCTCATTTCCTTGTCTTTCTTGAGAGGATAATCGTTCCATATCGTATAAATCAAACGGATCCGTTTAATACGATTGATAATCTGAGGTGATATCTTTTCTTTTTCAAGAGTATCAACATCATCATACAGATGTCTATGACAGAGGACTAATGTTGTTTCTTTACGCATTTTCTTCTATTTCCATATCAGCGATATATCTTTCAGACAGTTCAACAGCCATCGGCGAACTGGCTTTAGCTAACTTCACCTCCTGACTTCTGATTTTATGTATCGTGATGATTTTACCTTTATGATAAGCCTTGTAAACGGGTGATGATTTACTGTTGATATCGGATCTGAATTGTATTTCATCTAAATCAAGTAGAATAGCGATCTGACTGGGTGACATCAGATCTCCTGCATATTCTTTAATCTTATCAAGTATCTCTTGTGAGTAATTGTTTGGCATTGATTGACTTCTTTACAATTTCATTTATAGCATTTTCATATAGCTGATAAATTGCCTGATCGGTGGTTATTATTCCGCTTTCGTTTCTGTTACCTCTTGTCTGATTTTGTGAGGTATTTATTGAAACTTTGTATTTCTCGTTACTGAGTAATAAAACTTTGGAGTGATTATTTGATAGATATATCTCATCAAATACATTACTGGCAAAAGGAATAAGTTTTGCTATCTTCATAGCTGCTTTCATATCGATCAGAAGCTTTGCACTAAGAATCTGACTATTTGACTTTTGCCTAAACATAGATCTTATAAATTCTTCTGATATCGAAAAAGAGGTAATGAAAATATCAGCAGCTCCTATTTGTCTCAATACATCACGAACAACATCAAACAACTGCACATCATCAGTTAAATAAGCCTGTAACGGGTACAGGCTTAGATCTTTTAATATGCTTTTATTCTGTGACACTTGTATCAGTATTCGTATCGGGAATACTCAATCCTATCTCAGCTAATTCTCTCAGTTGTGTTTCGTCTACTGATTGACCATCAGATAGTAACTCATCAAGTCGGAGCTGCATTTGAGAAAGCACATGGTCTTTTTTCTTCGGGTCTGTTAGATTCGGAACCTTTTTCTTGTTGTCGCTCAAGTATTTTCTGTTTGCACTTACTTTCTGAGGAGTAAGGGAAGGAACAGCCGGAGCGATTACAGTATCAACAACTACGGGAATAATAGGAGTAGGATCTTCGGGTGGATCCTGATCTATTGGTGTAACAGGTACAGCAATAGCAGCATCATATAACCTCCAATTATTGGATATTTTGTCTGCAATTTCTATCAATTGCTTAATGAATGGATAACGATCACACGGTCTATCATTCTTCATTAACTTCAATTTCTCATGGAAGGATCTTATAAGAGGATATAATTTTTTGTTAGATTCAAAAGCCTCTTTGGCTGCATCAGGTAAAGTATCGTGATCTAACCTCTTACCATTTGTTGCTTTTGGGTCTGCATCAACAACAGGTAACACTTCTTTCTCTATGCGTACTTTTTTCTCCTCGAACTCTTTAAGTTCCTGATCAGTTAGATTTTTGTATGCCTTTATCTTCGCTTTTTCGCCTAAGATCTCAGATTGTTTTTTCAACTCATAAACTAACTTTTCTACATTCTTTTTTCTGATTATGTTATCATATAGAATACGATTTCTATTAAGCTGCAACAATAGGGTTGCTCCTGCTTCTACATTGGAATGATCAGAAGATAACCACTTATCGACTTTCTCTTTAAATTCTAAAGATGGATTATTCATATTGAGTAAATTATATGTTTATAAATCAAACCTAGTAATTACCTAATATGGCAGAAAAGACAAAAGAGGCTTTGCAATTGCAAAACCTCTTCACCACTTAACTAAAAAAAACAGATTATATATTAAGCACCACCAGTCTGCTCATCAGGGTTGATAGTACCATCTTCTGTAACTATTTCACCCATATATATGGGAAAATGACAAACATCTGTACAAGAAGGAGTAATAGTTGTCCCCATTTCGTCACCTGTCGGATCAGATCCTAAGCTTAGGGTAACATCTGTATTGGTTTGAAACATTTCGTTCCCTATCACTCTATATGTTCCATTTCGTTGTTGAATGAGGTACACATAATCGTCGTTAGCTGCTAACTTCGATAAACCTGCTGATTCTGCATCGGCATTAGGAACAACAATTACAGCCTGATTAAGATATGTCTTTGATGGTTTACTTCCTTGACTTTCTGCTGTTGCCGGACTTTTGTCTGAAAGGATGTCCATACTTTTCCACTTTTTTTCGGCTACCAGTTTAAAACTACCTACATATGTAGCTAAATCTCCCATTGAACCGCTAGTAGGAATTTCAGTTGGCAAAGTAGGAAATTTTACAATACTACCTTTTGGAATAAAAAATACTTTTGGACGGATACCCGGAGTATTTGTTTGCCCTGTACACCATTCTAATGATGTTGGCTCTGTTGCTGGATTACATTGTTTCATTATTCTGTTGCAAGTTTACCGATTAATAATTTCTCAGGAGAAATAGTTTCATACTGAACACCAAAAAGAAGAGCTGCTGATAAAGTAACCAAGAAAGCTTTGAATCTGTCAATCTCAATTTTCTCTAAATCTTGACCATTACCTGTACCCACTAACATATTAGTTCGGGGTGTAATTTGAATAAGCTTTGCGTCAGCTTTATTAGGGAGTGCTACCAATTCACACAAACCGTTACTACCTTCAAGAAAGGTTTTTTCAAAAGTTTTATTATAGACTACACCTCCAACACTTTGCTGATAATCATCTTCATAAAACTCTTTCACTTCCACTGGAATGAACATTTTAGTAGGCATTGATTTCAGAACATCAGTACCCGAACGCCAATAATCCTTTAGCAAATCTTTTGCATTATTACGGTTTATTACCTCGTCAAATACATATAGGTTTTTTTGTGCAGTAGAAATAGTTGTTGCTGTTATCTCAGCCTGTGCAATTGTGTCAAAACCATTAAAAAGATCTTTACTTTTTGTACCAGCACCATTTCTTATAGCCGAAAAAAGAACACCATTTAGTTTCCCTCCAAGTGATTTCATCATCGAAGCAACTACTAATCTTGAAATATTTACGTTTTTAAGAGACTCGCCTGATAAGGTCAAGCTTCCATAAATAGATTGTACTATCTTATTGGGATCGAAGTTCCTGATTACTGAACCTAAATACGTTTCAAGATCACGACCTTTGATATCAACACCATCAGATTCTCTTTCTGGATCGTATGGTCCAAACTCCGCATCATCATGAATTTCTCCTACTGTTTGTCTATACTGGATACCCGGTCTTAATGACATATGATCCAGTGAGCTTTTAAGCCCTATTACTGGCATCGAAAGCATCTCGCCTCTAAACTGATGAGCCGATTTAGCTAACTCTTGTGGGGTTATATTAATATTTGCCATATATATTTATTTATTAATCTTTTGGAAGTAATTTTTCTAATTCAATAGCAGCCGCTAAATTTTCATAGGCAGTACCAGCCGAATAAGTTTTGCCACCATCATTTATTTTAGCTACCTGACCAGTTGTATCACCATCAGAATCTTTTAAGTTTTTCAACTCGGTTTCCAGTTCTACGATCCGATTTGTTTTTTCGGTCACTACTCCTTCTGCATCCAATTTGGCTTGGTTTGCCTTTTCAATGCCTGCATTCAGTTTTTCTAAATCAGCAACGGAAAGATTTACCTTTCCTTCTGATTCTTCTACACCGTCAACACTTAGTATAGTATTAACATGAGTCCACTCTTTTTTCATATTTATTATAGGGGTTTGAGGGTTATTATCTGTTTGTTCTTTTTTGACTGACACAGAATTAAAAATATCTGAGAAACTATTTTTTAGTTCCTCCCATTCTTCTTTTATTACTTTGATGATAGATTTATCTTCATCCGAATTATTTTTAGTTTCCGCAAATCGAGAAGGTAATGGCAGTCCGGCTGCATTTACTAATTCTTTGAGTTCGTTAGTGTAATTTATTTTCTCACTAGATTTTCCATAAATCTCATTCACAAAACCCCATTCTTTTGCTTCTTCTGCATTCAACCAAGTTTCTTCTTTCATCAGATTAAGTATCTCTGAAAGGCTTTTCTTTGATCGATTCACATACATACGTGCAAGAATAAGAGTTACTTTTTCATTCTCTTTTTTCTCTTTTTCTAGTTTCTTGATCAACTCATCTATGTGATCTTCATTCATATATGCGTATATATCAATTGGTGACATTGCTTTATGAATGAGATAACCACTATTTATGTGTGCTCTTACCGTTTTAGCACCAAGTGTAGCCACGGTACAAGCAGAAGCATTAAGCCCGATCATATCAACTGTCACATCTCCATGTGCTTCAAATTGGGCTGCTATATCTATTGCATCTGCAACTTTGCCACCCATTGAACTCATACGAACTGAGACAGGTTTTTTCTCATGTTTTGCCATTATTGACTTTACATAAGTCTTTGAGTTCTGCCAAACTCCTATGTACCCGTCTATATCTATTGTATATGCCATAATAAAAAATGTTGCATCGGAATTTTAATTCACAATGCAACATTATATATATTATAAGGTATAGGAAAAGACTAGAATTTATTACGTTTCAGTTCATTTACTCTAACCCAGTCTCCATATATGTAGCGTTTTCTCTTTTCGTTTTCAGATCTTGACTCTAATAACTTATTAATTGATCTACTTAAATTTTGTTTTATAAGATATATTTTAAGATTCTTTTTTAATATTTCATGTAATGGAGTACCACCACATAAACATTCCTTATACTCATTGATAGATTCCGTACAGATATCTGTAAATATCGAGTTTGATAGTAACATATCTTTACACTGTTTTCTGAATGCATCTATTTCACGTAAGCACGAAATTCTATCATAAAGGAATCTTTTACCAAATGACCTACCACTATAAAGCATTTCATTACGCATATCATTAACTGTGTAAATTGATGGAGCTGTAAAGCCTTTACCATCTACCATACCCGATACATATTTAGATATTGACATTTCACAGCCATTGAAAAAGGTAATATGATCCATAGATTGTTTTGAACATATACCTATGGGTGGCTTTTGTTTATCTATCCTTTTTTTTTCTTCTTCCATCAATTTCGTTGTTTCAATACAAATTTTATTAAATTCAAATGCTGCTTTTGAAAATGCTCCAATAGCATTTTTTACACCATCTGTTAGTTTAATCCAAGCTGTCGGATCTATTTTTATATTTATTTTTTTCATACTATTTCCAATAATGAGAATAGGTTTGTATAAGATATCTCATATTCCAAAATATTGGCTCCTGTTGTTTCTCCGGGACTTGTATGTTTTACTTGAGTAATAGGAAAAGGCATTTCATTTGTACCTAGCAACCAAGTTTTACCGTTTACATCTGTCAATCGAAAGATCATATCTTTATTGATTAATGCTTGCTTGAGTGTCCACGGGAACAAAGGTTGTTCTCCTGCTCTGAATTTCAATAAGGTGGTGAATACAGTTTGACCGCTCACAATCTTTGATTCGGATTCCACCGATGCCATACCCTCCATACAAATTGTAGAAAAAGTACCGTAAACCTTTACAGGAATACCGAATGTTATTTTCTCATTTGCTTCCATAACAGTCATAGTTCCGACTGCATATTCTAGTTGTTTATATCCCGATAAAAAATTATTCATATTTCTTTTATTTTACAGATTATCACCATTTTAAATATTTTTTTCTTGTGTAAAAAACGCCTTCAAGTCGAAAAAAGATTATGATAATTTAACATCATTCTCGCTTCTATATTTTTTCCGCAACCGATAATATTTTTGTCGTATGACTTCGGCGTTTTTATCATCTTCAATATTGGGAATGCCATGACTTTCACACCACGCATAAATGATTTTAGTTAGTTCAAGTTCTTTGATTACTGACAGCTCAAGAAGCTCAGTCCACATATTGTTCATAAAAATCAGATCTAGCCTTTCAACCAATATATCTTTGGCTGCTTCGACCAGGTAATTATAAACACGTGGGTCTTTTTCTTTGGAATATGGGATTTCAAGCCGAACATAGAAAACATCACCTGAAGTATAGTCCTCCGGCGGTGCATCCGTATCAATCCAATGAGGAGGTTTCACTAGTAAAGTCCTTATAATTCGTTGTTCGGGAGAATCTTTTGGCAAAACTATTGGATCACCAAAGTGATGTGTGAGGTATTGTTGCATATACCTTTCAACTTTCAGATAAATGTATTTTTCGCTACTCATATGCTTTTTTGTATTTCTTCCAGTTTAAAGATACCAACTATTTCGCACATTTTCAGCATTTTACACGTTAAAAGTAAACAATTTCATGCTTTTAATAATGAAAAACAAAATTTATTTTTACTTACTACAAACTACACACACCTAAAACACTATGTATCTGAATATTGAATGTAGTTTTCATTGTAGTACGTATATTTTGTAGTAACTTGTAGTAGGTTGTAGTAACTATATGCTTTAAGGTGTATCTACTACAAAGAAACGGCACAAACAAAGCGTTTCAAAGGCTTGTAGTAATGTAGTAAGTAAGTTTTAGAGATTTACTATTTACGAAAACTACTTTATTTGTAGAAATAAAAACATATTCTATATAGATATAATAATAAATAAAGCATACGTAAACGCAAACTCCCCCGAAGCACTAAAAAAGAAACGAACGAACGAATACTTTTAATAGATACTCCGAGGGAGGGGGCAAAATAAAGGCGTATGCGGTTTAAATAATTTTACTCTATAAATTTTATATGATATCCATACATTGGGTTACCTCCATCTTTAGGACGAAAGGATCCACGCACATATCCGAGAGCTGCGAGAGCTGCACCAAGCTTTGAGGGTGTGATCTTCGAGTTATCTTCTTTTCGAATCTTATGACTGAGCCTTTGTATTATTTGTGTGGGGTTTAACTTTTCGCCATCCTCATTACTGGTGGGGGCGATTAAATATTTCTGAACAAATAACATTGCATCTGTTTCAATCTGATATCGCCTGTTATATTCTTTCAGTTCTTCAAAGTCCACTTCACTAAATATATAATTAAACTCAGTACCTTCTAAGAGAGTGAGTGCTTCACTCCATACTTGATCAATGTCAACTACTTTAGAATAGTTCTTATCAATATTTTCCAATTCAATAGTTCCCCAGCGTCGATATCCGTAGCTGTCATGAAGAAAGCCTCCCTTTTCTGCATTGCGGTTCGTAGTGAATACGCCGCAACCCATACGAGCCTTAGAAGTAGGAAATTCTTCATGTTTGCGTTTGTTTAGTATCGTCTTTGCTGAAAGAACCGATTTAAACACATCTATATTTGATTTACCTATTCCGACCAATTCGTCAAATGTTACAATCATATAGCGAGTGAATACATCTTCGGTATCAAATTTCTTGTCGTCACGGCTCGACTTCACATAATACTCACTAAGTGTTTCGGGTAAAAGGAACTCAGAAATAAATGTTTTCCCGATACCCTCCTCACTGTGTATGAATCCTAGTGCTACATCATTAGGAATAGACTTTATCCAACAGGCTACACAAGCAACTAACCATTTACGAATTAGTTTATCCGTGCGTTCTCGGTAATATTCGGGCGTGTGATCATCAAAACAACGGGGTGTTATATGCTTGCATAGAATATCGATATGACTTTCACCTTTATATTTGCCTCTAATGCTATCAAAATATTCTACGATAGGGTTACAAGGCTGTATATAATTGGGGCTGCGTATGATCTTGCGAAGCATATTGTCGCTTATGTTCTTACCCTCTGACATGATATGTAATGAGATATCATCAAACGTTGGTGCAAATGCGTATCGATCAGGATCTTTACATGTGATCTGTATTTTAGTAGGGTCTTGAATAGGAATACGAATATCGTAATGTTCTAATAGAAAATTAACAACATCCTTTATTTTATCAGTTTCAAAAAGAGATTTTTGTTTTGATATCTCTTTTTTCTCAATTTTTGCCATATACTTTGCCTTTGCCTTTTGTTTTATACTAGCCTCGATTGAAGCGTATAATTATATTCAGTTCGTAATCTGTTTATCGCTGCTATTTTGACAGAATCGGGATCATCACAATTGAAATAAATTATCTTCTCCTTACAATTAACTGCGAACCCTTTCGTTCTGATCCTATAAATCAAACAATAGAGGGTATTCTTATCATTGCTTTTCTCCATTACTCATTCTCTTTTCTATTTCCGCTGCAATAATCTGAGGTATTCGTTTTTCACATTGTATTTGAAATTCATCCATTAATTCCTTTTGTTTTAGTCCTTTCTCTTTAAGCTCATTGAATATAATTTGCTTTTGTTCTGTCTCAACTTTTTCCCTTATAGATGCCAAAGCTGTATTAATCTTAGTCAATGCTCTGGGATGTGCATACATACGATCAATATTATATTTAAAGAAAGAAGTTAATATTCTTTGTGCATCAACTGATCCGTAAAACGGTCCATATTCAGACCTCATAATTTTATCAAAAATAAGTTTCATATCTGCAAGTCGAAAATACTTGTATAAAGGGTAAATCATAACAGATACCGCACGTGTTTCTGTCAATGGTTTGTTGATGTTAGAAAAATCATTTAGAAACTTCAACCACTTTTCAACATACTCTGCACCAGGCATTGATCCATTTTGAGTGTACATGCAATTTATATCTTCGAGAGTTAATCCATTTTTTATTACAGACTCTTCTATCGTTGTTACATGAGAATAAACAATTAGCAACTGAGCAGGAGAATAGTCTTTTAAAAAGGAGTCAAAGGTTGGATATTGAGCAAATGTTTTATCTTGTATTGGTGTCATAATATTTATTGTTTTAAATATTCTGTTAAAACTATCATTCTGAATTTCTCTCCTTTCTCTAATTCGGAAGGAGTAACCGCCCACGCCCGTTGGAACGTTTCATTATCCTTTGCTGATTGGTAGGCTTGTTCTAACAGAAAATTAGCCATCTCCCATTCTTTCGGCGTGCATTCTATTGTTATTGATACTTTGCTCATAGTTATAGTGGTGTTATTTTTACTCCTGAATCTTTAAATGACTGGTATAACTTTCGGTCTAATTCTTCAACTCCATTGTTTATTAAAAAATCAGCTTGTGCCTGATCATCCATTTCATTGAATTCGGTATAAGTATTATCATCTACCTCAAGCCAATTCACACATATTTCATAATAATATAGTCGTGGCATAATTTCAATATTTTAAATCAGTCCAATGAATTATCTTGCCTTTAAAGTCTTGATTAAACCATCTGAAAAAATCATGAGTAGAATCAAAGCCATCATTCTTTGCTAGCGTATTAATCTCTTCTAGTGAGAGCACACGTTTATCAACAGATACCCGAAAGCGTTTTCGTAATACAATATCTAATTTGGGTACATATTCTTCGAAGATATAATGACATACTGTTTCTACTCCTAACAAAGTCAACGCTTCCTTTATTATTGGATTAATCTCAAGACCAACGTCCTTAATTTCTATTTCTTGAGTCGAAATAACTTTACTTTCAACGAAACAATTGTAATTGGGTGTTCTTGCTCCTGTTGCAAAATGTATCTTTCTGCCTGCTTTCCATCTGTTTGTTTTGTCATATCTTATAGAATGAGGTTTCTTACTATCACCTGTAAATTGATGTTTCCAATTATTTACACAGTTTAATATTTTTGATTCAAAATTCGTATAGCCACCCCAAGGATACTCTATCTTAAAATTTAGTATCATAGCAATTCTCCTTTCACTAAAATTAAATTTATTGATAGGCTTTTGCCAATTTTGTAATAGATCTTATCTCCTATTGCACTAATATCTATCGGGGCTTTGGCTTTTCCTTTATTCCGATTGTAGTCTGAGACTACTTTTGAATAGCGAGAATCGAGGTTTGCTTTTAATTGATCTTCTGAGATCACATTGTCTTCGATTTTCTTAAATTCCTCATGAAGCCTTTCTTCTAGGTTATTACGAGGAACGTAATATGTTATTTCAATGAAGTACTTTTTCATAATTAATTTGATATTAAGACATTAATGTATATCCATCTTTAGCGATCACAATACTTTCTTGAGTAAAGAATGGCTCATGTAAATCTTCATCGTATTCTTCATCGTTCTTTTCAGGAAAACTAAGTCGAAAACAATCATCTACTTTAGACTTTATTTTATTTTCGACTTCATCTATATCTGCATCTTCTGGAATATATCCTGCATATATAACTATTACTGATATTCCTTTGGGTTCTCTGCTCATGGCTTTTTATTTAAATAAAGATTGAACATATTTGAAAGTCTTAATATGCTCTTCTTCTGAATCATACAGATAACTTTCTTCATTAAAGAAAATATGATACTTAACTTTAGATAATAGGTTATCATCAAACATGTTGAAGAAAATATTAAACAATTCAATCATATTATCAGCCCTTCCCATTGATATCCCGTGTGTGTCTTCTCCGAAGTCTACAAATTCATTATTAAATGACATTATACCCTTTTCAATAGGATATTGTACTCGTAGAATAAAAGTTCGTTTGAAATGTACTTCGAACTGTACGTTTTGTTCAGACTTACAATATTCTTTGATCTGTAAAGAGAATACACCGAATAGTTCTGATAATTCTTCTTTTGATAGCTCACTAGGCTTTTTGTTTATTGCGATTTTGATTTCTTCTTTATTCATTTTGGGTTATTTTTTTTTAAAATCGATTGTTGTTTTCTTTTGCTCTTTTAATTGCTCAAGTAATTTTCTGATCTTTCGAAGTTCTTCGAATATATAATTAAGAGATTGCTTCAATAATGAAAAACCATAATACAGGGCTATTGCTATTGATAATCCTGCGATTGAAATATCACTCATTACTTTACTCATAATCTAAAATGTTTCTAGTAAATGCTTTCTGAACTTTAAGAATTTTGCTAAAGCTTTATGTAATCGCTTAGCTTCTGATTCATTCAGGGTTATAGAATTATAATCTTGAATAGTCCCTATTCTTAAGTCACAAGTGTTATAGTTGTAATCAACTTCTAATACACGTTGCTTTGAATTTATTACTCGAAGAAGTTCGGGTTGCATTGATTTGGTTTGCTTTTTCATCTTATACTTCTTTAATTGTTTCTATTACTGCATTATACAATACTTCTGCGAGCCATCCCGTAGCCATTAACAGGTTACCTGTTGCGTATGAGAGTTTTCTAACGGGAACGGCTTCGCCTTGTATTATAAATTCGAGAGGAATATCGGCTTGCATTTCTACTTTCTCTAATAAGAGATCGTACATAGCTGGTGATAGGTACAATATATTTTCATCCATCTTTACCGAATTTCTCAGGATTAGTTATAAGGTCTAAAACCTTTGAATAGGCTTCTTTATATTCAGCTTCGTTAGATTGTTGAAATGGTGCCTTTAACTTCTGGTTAAAAGCTTTGTAAGATTCAAAAGTTTCAGAGGACTCAAAACTGATAGAAGGGGATGAGCGAAATATTGTCACTGTAATGGCACAATTGTGATATACGGCATAAAAGATATATGCTGATTGTTTGTAATACTTAACCATTTGAGTCCTCCTTTTCTTCTAGTTGTTCTTCTGTTTCAAAAGTATAATCATCGTCTGCACTAATTATTGTCAATTTTACTCCAGGTGAGAAATCGATTACTTCTGCAAGAACTCCCTTTTCATTCCTAGCCCATTGTTTTAGGTGTCTGCCATCTTCATCTTGAGTATATAAATAGCCAAATCCTTCAAGGAATTTTTGATAACCTTCTCTCATGACTAAGTATGCTATATGTTCTGCTAATTCTTTAGTATCATCCATATCAAAAAAAACAGAACCCCAACCTTCTAATGCTGCTTGAGTCCAAACGGATTCGTCTATTTCGACTATATAGTTATCTGTACGAACTGCGTCTATGCTATATTTTTTCATAATCGTATAATTTTACTCTATAAATTTTACATGAAATCCATACATTGGGTTACCTCCATCTTTGGGACGAAAGATTCCACGCACATATCCAAGAGCTGAGAGAGCTGCACCAAGATTTGAGGGTGTGATCTTCGAGTTATCTTCTTTTCGAATCTTGTAACTGAGCCTTTGTATTATTTGTGTAGGAGTCAACTTTTCGCCTTCCTCATTACTGGTGGGGGCGATTAAATATTTCTGAACAAATAACATTGCATCCTCGTGTTTTTCTTGTGGTTCTTTTAATTTCATTATTATAACTCCTTATTTTTAAGTTGTTCTGATTTACTTTTTTCACAATCGATATCTCCGTAATAAACCGATCTTGCTTTGATTATTTTAAATAGTGTTTCGAGATCAGGTGCATAATAAAAATCAAGATGAGACATAGCAGTTGAAAGGCACGACTTGAAATTCCCATCTTTGTCAAACTTATAATTATCAAATATTCGAAAATGGAGTTCTACAAAAAAACCATACAATTCATTACTATAAAGCCAATCATAAAAATCATCTGTATCCTCAAATTCTCTTAATTGATAAGTTATTTCTGCATATTTAAAAGCTCGGTTTATCTCTTCTTCATCCATTGAAGATATTTCTGCGTAAAAATCATTTAGGTCGTATGAGGATGGATAACCTGCTAACAATTCTATTTTATTGATTTTTACATCATTCTCAAAACAGAATTCACTAATCTCCTTTAGTAGCTTTTTCATTTTTTATTTCCAATTTTATAGCGTCCATGTTATCTTCAATATATTCTTTAACCTCGGTATCACATTCTCCTTCTTCATATAACCAAAGAAGATGAGATCCGGGAACATCTAGCATTTTATCACCTTGATAAATACCGTACGGCATTGGGCTTTCATCTGTTAATATCATATTGCACTTACTTTTTTATCGATTATAATTTCGGTTTGCTGTGGCTCTTCAACTTTGGCAGGATCATCGCCTGTTATTTGTCTATCTGTCACTTTGTACATAGTTTTCCACCCAGTGGCGATGAAGTACTCAAGCATTTCAATTGCTCGTTTTTCATTCTTTTCTGAGAGGCTTTTCAACCTTTTTAGCATTATTGATTCACGTCTCGAACCCATATATTTTTGATGATCTTCGAGTAGATAATCTTTATAGAGTTTCCACGTTTCAGAAAATTCTGTACTTGGAAAAGGTAGCTTCACATCAATAGGAGCAATAGGCTCTACGAGTTTATCAAATTCGTTGTGATACGTCACAATCTTATTCCATTCGTCTGCAACGACTTTAAATGCTTTCTGCATCCTTTTATCAGTCAATCCTTCAACTAACTGATAAAATAGATCATTGAATTTGGAGATAGATCCCGACAATGTTTTCCACTGAGGTTTCATAGATTATATTTTTCGGCTAATGAGGCTAATACATTTTCCAATTTCGAGTAATTGAATCCAAATAGAGGATAAGCAATTATTTGCTTATTTTCATTACTGAGCGAATCAACCATTAATATTTTAGATTGCTCAAGCTCAGAAGCCATTGATGTTGTAATTTCAAAATTGCAGTAAAAAACTAATCTCGTTGGAGGTTTTACCTCTCTGAAATGTTTGTCTCCTTTTTCCTTTATCAATTCAGGTTTACTAGGATCGAAGAATACTATATTAGCATCATCAATAAATACATAAGCAATAGAATGACCGTTTTTAGTTGTACCCTCTGTAAAAAGAGAATCTTTCTTTTTTTTAAATTCCAT